CAGACGCAGAAAACTTAGCCTTCTTAAAAAAGATAGGCCAGATCCAAGAAACACCTGCACCAACCCCTGCACCTACTAAAGAGAAAGACAAGGAGTAACAATGGCAATTTTCTTAAATAATGGCGTATCCTGTACGTTGAATAGCGTTGATTTGAGCGCGTATTTGACGTCAGTTACGATCAATCAGGCATTTGATGAACTTGAAGTCACTGCAATGGGGGATTCTTCTCACAAATTTGCAAAAGGTCTCGAGGCAAGCACTATTACTCTAGACTTCTTAAATGATAACGCAGCTTCAACAGTTATACCTACATTACGTGCCGCATATGGCACTACTGTTACTGTAGTAATTAAGCAGACATCTGCCGCAGTATCTGCAACTAACCCTTCATACACCGCATCTGTGTTAATAAATAATTTACAGAATGTAAATGGTAGTGTTGGCGATATAAGTTCCCAGAGTTTGACGCTTACCTGCAATAGCACAGTAGCTGTAGCAGTAGCATAAGGAGAAATAATGGCAAAGCTAAAGATAACAAGGGCTAACGGCGAAGTATCTGAACACAAGATTACGCCGGGTGTCGAGTACGCTTTCGAGTTAAAGTACGGCGCAGGAATTAGTAAAGTCCTACGTGATCACGAACGGCAGACTGAGATTTATTTCTTAGCGCATGAGTGCTTGCGTAGGGCTAATGTGGTAGTACCTGTGTTTGGTATTGAGTTTATAGACAGCCTAGAAACTGTCGAGGTATTAGACGAAGAAAAAAAATAGTACAGCGTGATTCTATGACCTACGCTATCGCAAGTCTTAGCGTGGAAACTGGAATCTCGCCACAGTCTTTTATCGATATGGATTCAGAGATGCTAAAAGCAATAGTGCAAGTTTTGCAAGATAGAGCTAAGGAGATCAAAAATGCCAGTAGAGGTCGTAGGCGTTAAAGATGTCCTAAAAGGTCTAGAGTTTATTGATGAAGATATGCGCCAGCGCATTAGGACTGCTATTGATCCTTTAATGCGTGGCGTAGCAAGCAAAGCAAAAGGATTTGTGCCAGATAACGGCAGCGTATTATCAGGCTGGAGTAAAGCAAGTAATCCAAACATTAACTTTAAGCCATTTCCAAAATATGATGCTGCTGTAGTTAAGTCTGGTATTGGCTATAACGCAGGGGAAAATCAAACATTTAAGAATGGATTTAAGATTAGCAATTACGTTTATAACGTAAGCGCAGCTGGTCGCATATACGAAACTTCAGGTCGCAATAACCCACAAGGTCGTGCGCCATTCCAGCAAATAAATCCTGGCACACCGAACTCACCAGTTGGCGCAGTGCAAGGATTTGAAGGCACTAGAAGAGCTAGAGAATACACATATAATAAATCTACTAGAGAATACTCATCTAACAATCCCTTTGCAGGTTACCAGTTTGTAACATCTATGCCAGGACTTACATCACAGCCTAGAATAAAAGGCGTACGAGGTGGCACTGGTAAAAAGACAAAGGGCAGACTTATATTTAAGGCATGGTCTCAGGATAGTTCTAAAGTTTATGATGCAATACTACAAGCAATAAACTCTACAGCTATACAATTTAATAAATCTACAGAAATTAAAAATCCAGCATTACCTAAAGAGTTTTCATTTAGTGGGCCTGGTGTAAATATACGTGGGGTGGCAGCCTAATGGCCAATGTAGTCGTCTCTGCTATTGCTACCTTTAATGGCAAGGCACTTAAAAAAGGTCAGAAGGAAATTAGTGCGTTTGATAAATCGGTTAAAAGTCTTGGTAAAACTTTTGCAAGTGTATTTGCTGTAGGCGCAATAACTAATTTTAGTAAAAATGCAATTAAGGCTTTTGCGGCAGACGAAGCAGCTGCTAAATCCCTGGAGATACAATTAAATAACACTGGCTATGCTTTTTCAGCACCAGGCGTTGAACTTTACATAGCCAATTTACAAAAGGCTACGGGTGTATTAGATGATCAATTAAGACCAGCATTACAAACAATTCTTACAGCTAGTGGATCATTAACGCAAAGTCAGAAGGCTTTGGCTATTGCATTAGACATAGCGGCTGGAACAGGTAAAAGCGTTGTAGAAGTTAGCGCAGCTATTGCTAAAGGTTATACAGGGCAAACGACTGCTTTATCTAGACTAGGTGCTGGAATTAGTAAAACCACTTTAGCAAGTGGCGATATGAATAAAATTCTAGATGAGGCATCTAATAAATTTTCGGGTCAGGCTTTAGCTAGATTAGACACATACGCTGGAAAAATGGATGTACTTAAAACATCTACTACCAACGCTAGTGAAATTATTGGTAAAGGATTATTAGATTCTTTAAGCATGTTAGGCAAAGATCAAAACATAGCTTCATTAGGTACAGCTATGGAAAAAGTAGCAACTACTATTGCTAACGTAGTAGTAGGACTAGGGGCTATTTTAGGCCGAGTTATCAGCATTGGATCTGCTATTTTTTCCAAACTACATTTAGATAAAGTTATTGGATTTTTATACAACAATTCTTTAATAGCCAAGTTAGCGTCTTTTGGTGCCAGTGAAGCAACTAAACCTAAATCTAACTTTACTTACAGTTTAGGATCTAGTGCTGCGGCTGATATTGCTAGAGCAACAGAAATTAAAAGAATTAAAGATGCTAATAAATTACGAGCAGCAGAAAACGCTGCCCTTAAAGCAAAAACCGAATTAGATAAACTTAAAGACAAGTTTGATGTAGAACGTATTGGCTTAACAGCTGCCCTTAACGCTGCAACTGATGAAGAAACTAAACTACGCATAAGCGCAAAAATAGCAATCCTAGATAACAATGCGGCTTTGGCTAAAAAGATCAATGCTGAATTAGAAGCTGCTAAAAGCGCTACTAATTTATCCGATGCTTTTGGTACTGCTGCCAATGCTTTAACCCTGCAAATAAGCAAAATGCAATCAATGAATGATGCGCTTATTGATAAAATTAATGCCAAAATTGCAGCAGGTGCATACACTCCACCGGCAGGGTTAAACATACATGGGGTTAATACTCCTTTAGTAAATACTCCTTCAATGTCTCCACTTGTAAACGCAAACAAAATACCAGCAGGTGCAATCAATCCACAAACAATTTTTACAGATGCAGCCATAGGTGCAGATCTAAAAATACCTGCCACGCTAGCGCAGTCTGAATACATCATGTCTGCCATGAGCGCTAGGTTACAAGCGCAAGCCGATGCGTATCTTAAAAATCAACAAGAAATTAAATTAACAATAGATACATCAGCTACAGGTGATCGCTTTGCACAATTAATTGCTGAGAGTTTACAAGCAGCTACTAAATCAGGTTTAAGTAGCACCCCTGTAGGATTACCATAATGGCAGTACCTGTACTAAATGCCATTATTAACTTTAGCACTGGGCCTAGTTTTGCTCAGACCCTTATATTAGATTCTGGCATTTTAGATACTAACGTCTTAGGAGATGCCACAGCTGTAATTGTAGATGTATCTAATCAAGTTAATACAATTCAAACTACTAGAGGCCGTACTGCCCTGTCCGATCAATTCCAGACTGGCACGATGACCTTACGCATAGTAGATCAAAATGGCGACTTTAACCCACAGAATCCAGGTAGCCCTTACTACGAACTATTAACACCTATGAAGAAGGTTATAATAACTGCAACCTACTCATCAGTAACATATCCAATCTTTGCAGGCTTTATTACATCTTATGTAAACACTCAGCCTAAAGATGCCACAGAGGTTGCCTACACCACGATACAAGCTGTAGATGCTTACAGACTGGCACAGAACGCACAGATCTTAACAGTTACCGGTGCTACTGCTGGTGATCTATCAGGCACAAGAATTAATCAAATACTAGATCAGATCTCATGGCCATCTTCTGCACGCGATGTAGATGCAGGCCTGACTACTATGCAGGCAGATCCCGGCACTACTAGGACTTCTTTAGCTGCATTACAGACTGTAGCCGATAGTGAGTATGGCGCTGTTTATGTAGATGCCAGTGGCAATTTTGTTTTCCAAGATAGATCGGTAACTGTCTCATCCATAGGTGGCACACCCACACTCTTTGCAGATGATGGCACAGGTATTAAATATGCTAATGCCGTATGGAAGCTAGATGATACGTTAGTCTTTAATTCAGCCACTGTTACTAGGACAGGTGGCACTGCTCAGGTTGCTACTAATGCCGCTTCTATTGCTAAATACTTTATCCATTCTTACTTCTTAAATAACCTATTAATGCAGACCGATGCTGTGGCCTTAGACTATGCTCAGGCTTATGTGGCTTCTAGAGCTGAGACCAGTATCCGATGCGATGCCGTTGAACTAGACCTATACACCCCAGACTACAACAC